TAGTCCCGGATAATCGGTTCTGCTCCCGTTAAATCGTAATGAAACTTCATGGTGTTCTCCTATTTGGCTAGCCGTGGTTTTATCTGAGATGCCCTGATAATTTCCTGAAAACTTGCCTTTTTGAATGGCGCATACGGGTGATCAGGTAATCCGCTGCAATCATATTGAAAAGTCTGGTGGCATTTACGGCACCGGTAACGGAACCTCCACGGAGTCAACTTCTCAATAAGCTGGTGCTTTTCACACTGGCACAGCGGGCAATTCAGACGACCACTAAAGGCGCCTTTGTTTTTTTTGCCGATTTGATTGATATCACGAAATATGTCCATAAGTTCCTCTCACCGGAATCGATACGTTCCGCAAAATGGGCAACCGTTATAATTGGCGGTGGGGTCTGTCCGGTTATAAGGGCCATCAAACGTGATGTCGTAGGAGAGTGTGATCGAGTCAAACCCTGAGTCATAGCACTCGGCGTCTCCGCCGGACCCATCGTAGTCTGCTAAATCTGTGGTCGTTTCAACGACGCCGTCTCCATAACCGCCACCACTGTGCCTCTTAGTGTTCAGGACAAACCCACACCTAGTGCAACGAATCCACGCCCGCTCTGGATAAGACGGGGTCGGTAGGTTCCGACCATAAGTCGGATCTTTGTTTTCTACCGGTTCTCGTGGTTGTCTCGGATGTAGTTCTCTGAACATTAAGCCTTAGGACCGAAATACGCCTCCGGAGTTTTGCCGTACATCTTCGCTACGTTAATCTCGTCTTGAGAATAACGGCGCGCGCCAGCACCTGCATCGCCCGCGTAGGAGTTCCCTGAACCTCCATTTATGCCCTGGATCGCTTCACCTGAGCTGTAACGCTCATTGGCTCGCCGACGCTCTTCTTCCAGGACCTTATCTAAATTCTGTCCCTTATGAAGAAAGTAAGCTGCCTCTACGATCCCTGGTCTTGCTCGTTGATCCACAGGAAGCTTCCGGAGATAGCCACGCACATGCCCGCGATAGGTTTGAAAGTCAGGGTGTTTGGCCGACAGCTCATCCATCTGTGTTTCCACAGCTGTATTCACTTGGTCATACCACTGAATTGTCGCGCCCATCTCTTGCTGCATAGCCTTCCTCGGGTCTTCCTGCCACAGACGATCCAGCTCAGCTTGCCAGTTCTGTTGTTGAACAGGTTGCTGCGGTTGCTGAGGCTGTTTAGGAATCAGGTTCCCTGCTGAATCGTAGGTAATCTGATCGCCAAACACGGATTCCATCTGCTTGATCTTGGCTTCCAACGCTTGCCGACGATTGCGTTCATCATGCAATGCGGCGATTGGAACTTGTTTGCTACCTTCGCCCGATGCCCCGGCGGCGGCGCCCGATGACCCGGCGGCGGATGCAGCTGCTGCTGCGGCTTTCTCTGCGTCTGTCATTGTGTTCTCCTTGTGCGGCCGAAGCCGAAGCATCTGTGTGCGGCACAGATGAACCGAGCAGGAAGTTTAGGAGCCTTCCCGTTGCTCTTTCAAGAGGTCCGGAAGCGTGAGGACGAAACGTAACGTCTTCACTCGTTCCTGATTCTTGAGAAAATCTATCTCTGTGTGACACGATCCGTATGATTCCAAGTATTGCTGGATCGTTGCTTCAATCACCTTTGTAAAGCTAATGAAGTCTTCGTTTTCCGTAAGTCTCTCAACGCGATCAAGCTCCATTAGGGAACCTTCAACTTATCCACAGCCTGTTGATAATCTGTTAATTCGGCATCAATCAGATCAAGCTGAGCGTTGATATCAGACATCTCCTTCTGGAGACCTGTCTTGATATCCTTGGCTTTGTTTCGACGCTGTTTAATCTCAACGATCTTCTCATCTAAACTCCTGATGACCTCTTTCATGCTAACCTCACATACTTGTGCTTATGGATACCAATGCGATGACAATCAACGCAACACGTCTCCCCGTTAGCGATATCCCAAAGCTCAGCGCACGCAAGACCATCTTCAAAAGATTCGATCTTGTTGTCGTTCAAAATCCTAGAAAAACTTTTTACGTGGTGAGCCTCTAGCTTCCCTCCACGTTCTCCGCACTTCTGACAGGTGAAGTCATCTCGTTGGAAGATAGAAGTTCTCCACGCCTTAGAGTGTGGTGAGTTGCGTAACAGCATGTGAACCGCAGTAATTCCGCCCTTCCATTGAGAGTGGAGCTCACGCTGCTGCTTCGGATTCGGATACCTTTTCCCAAGATTCCAAGGGATCTGTCCTTTTTTGAACAGCGGACCCGTAGAGGCAATCTTTCCAATCTGACTAAGCGACTTGCATTTCATAGAACAAAACACACCTCTTCCACGCGCATACCCGGAAGGTTTAATGTAAAACTCTTTCTCACAATTTTTACAAAAATTCATCATGCTGGTTGCTCCTGAGAGTGATCAGCTGGAGGGGGTCCTAACATTTCCATTTTAATCTGGCTTGCGCTTGCACCCTCAGCCATGCGCTGCTTAATCATCTGCTCCTGCTCTGGACTCATCTGACCAGGCTGGGCTGGACCCTGCATAGGAGCGGCCTGCTGCGCAACGATGAGCTTATTGGTGTCCTTGAACCCGAACAGCTCAGCAATGCGCTTATTGATCTCGGCGCGGTTGATGGTCGGATCGTTCTGAGTAACCTCTTTAAACCGCAATAGCTGCCCAATCTGAGTCTCTTTGTTGACCGTCTCGGTGATACCGGTAGGTACAAAGCGAACACGGCGCTGGATCTGGTCAGGACTCACCTCGATCATCTTCGAAACGCCATCGCCCATAATCTCAATCCACTCCGATTCGGACATGAACTGTTTGATATTCGAAAAATAGAACCGTGCTGTCGCGGCCACGAAGTCGCACTCAAGGTTCGTCAGAACTGGCCGTAAACGCATCCCAGCTGCCCCCTGGAGCAACTGAATCCCCATAGCCGTGCGATGCTGGTCACCAGGCTCATTCGACGGCATAAGGGCATTATTGGCCCCTACTGACTCTCTGAAGTCATTCTTGGCTAGCTCCTCCTCTTTGTAAGACGAAGAGGTCACGTCGGGAGTATCCATCCAGCGGATCGACGTATTCACGTCGGATACTTTCCGCCAGATACCCGGAGCGGAAACATGCAGCTGTTTAGGTTTAATCAACGGATCGTTACCGTTATAGACGCCTTGTTTGTTTAAGATCAAGTCAACGTTATCTAAGCGTTGGTTAACGATCTTGTTCAAGCGCTCTTGCGTTGGCAATCCGATCTCCCCGATCCCAACACCGAACCATGACGGCCGCGCGCTCGGATACAGGTTCGTTTTAACAAACGGAGGGAGCTGGTGGTCGTATGGGTTCGGGATATAGCGAACTTTGACCTTCCGGTTGATAATAATGACCCAGTGCGGCACTGCCTTCTGCGTCAGAGTCTCCTCTTTAGCACCGCCCTGTTTAGCAAAAGTCAGATCCCAAGGACCCCAATAGTCCAAGACCTCGTATTCTTTGCGTTCAAACGCATCAATCCCATCATAGGACGGCCGCTTAGGAGCGTTCTTGTCCTCAAGGGCCTTCTTGAGATCATCAAACTTGAAGAACGGGTTCTCTGCGATAGACTTCAGGGCCTCCTCGTCGATAAACCGGCGGCGAATGACCGGTAAACCGTCATCCATACTGATCTTTGACGGGTGAGGAAACATCTCGAAGAAATCGACATGCTGGAAGTCCGGCCGGTTATCGATCGTGCGAATAACGCGCTGACCGGTATCAGCGTCAATAACATAGCCCTTCTTGTTCAGCCAGGATCCGGACTCAGCGTAGGCTGTTCCGAGCAGGGTGTTCTGGGTCAGCATCGAACTGGACTTTCGCTGGACGTCAGAGACTCTGAAATAATGCTGGATGAGGAACTTGATGATGGTGGCGTCTTCTTGAGGGGTATCTCCCTCGGCCTTAATGTCGAGGGGAGCATCGGTAGGGAACAAAGCCGTGCATATGCGCGGCGTAATCGTTTGCTCAGCCTCCATCATGGCCGGGACAACGACGTTATTCTGCCAATCCGCTTCTACCGAAGAAGATGGCTTGCCTTCCCAGTAATCAATGATCTTCCGCATCTTGGAAAAGCGGGGCTCATGGAACTTCTCGTACCATTCAAACTGTTTAACCACCCACTCAACGCACGGATCTTTGGCCGCCTGAGCGTCCCGTCCGTCATTGGCTTTCTGAAGATTTTCCATTTCACTCATATTGACCTGTGACCTTGCCCATTTGTCTTAGGCTTCTATGCGACCGTTTAAAGGATTGCCCTGTCTTTAGAGCAACCCCAGTGTTCTTCTGAGCATCCTTAGCGGCATCCTTCTGAGTCATACCTTTAGCCAAGTTCTCGTTGTAAAGCTTTCTGACCTGTTCAGCGGGAGTCATCGTGCGTTCTTGAACGCAGACCGAGTCCCGTCCATCCCACGGCTACGAAAGCCTTTTCCAGCGGCTGTGAAGTCCGCTCTGCCAGTATTGATCTTGGCCGGTTTCTGCACAGGCTTAGCAATTTTCTCTCGCGTCGTCCAAACTGATCCAATCTTTGCTGGCTTCGCTCGCATTTAGTCCACCAATTCCCTGTATGAATTACCCGTACGCTCAGGATTAGCCGCCGGATGCTTCGTGTACTCTCCCTTATAAGTCGGCTGCGCGATCACTTCATCGTTCTCCTCCGGCAAAAACCGGGGGTTTGCTGCAAGGATGTACCGCAAACAGTCCATCATGTGGTCGTCTTTCTTAGTTGGCTTCTGCCGCTTCTGCTTATCCGCATCAAGTATTGGGTTCGTTTCCCAAACATAGTGGGTAATTTCCCATATAAGACGCGGGCAATCGGACCCAATGATTCGCAGTTGCGGGGCTTCCTGACCGAGAAAAGGATTCCATTTGGGTGTAATCGCACGGTCAAGCGCGTCCTTTCCGTACTCCCATTCATTGTTCGCACGGATTGTGTAAATCCCATACTTCATCAACTCTTTCCGGATATTGAATCCGCCAGCCAACGCATGATCTTTATCCATCGCTGGGTCGATGTACCTAAGCTTGGCAGGCTCCGTACCCTCCTGGGCCTTGATTGCATTCGCGATCTCCTTAGCATCCATGTCTGCAAGGAACATTTCGTCATAAACAAAAAAGTTTTCCTGCTCATCAACCGCCATCCACAGTACTGCCGTCGGCGTGCGCGGATGCGGATCGATCGCCATGTACCGCGTCCAATGAGCCGGTATCTCCATGTCTTTGATGACGTGCATATTCGGATCGAATTGTTTGAACACTAATCCAGTAAGGTGCAGAAACTTCCCATGTATCCGCGCCTCCCTTTCCTCAGGTTTAAGTTTTTTCTCAAAGAGCTTTATCGACGCTTCCGATAGGTGTCCATGCTCGACTCCATCCTCGACACGAATGAGATTATCTCGAATATCCATTCCGATTGAGAAGGTGTCAACGCCATCGGCCCCCGCGACAATCTCGTCATGTATCCAAGGCTGGGACAAAGGTGTAAGCGTAAGCCAGCATCGTCCTCCAGAATCCACCAAGCCTCGCGTTGAGGCGACGTACTTGTCTCGCGGCGGAGGCTCATCGAACCAAGCGATGTCACCTTTCCAACCTTCGTACTGCTGCGTCTTTTGCTCATAAGTTAAGATCTCAAACGTGCTGCCATTTTTCATCTCCCAGTAAATCGGGAAGCCCATAGGATTCTTCTTCTTCGACTTGATCAGCTCGAGATCAAGCCAGTCCTCTAGAGCGGGAACAATGACCCTGGCTCCAGATTTCGAGAAGTCTTCGCAAAAGATGCGGCCCTTTACCGCACGCGTATACTTCATTTCATCTGGATACCAGTCAGGGTACTGTCTAGTGATATGCCACAGGAACTCAACGGCACCACAAGTGGTCTTGCCGGAACGATTACCACCAAGTACAGCCCTGATATGCGCTTTAGAATTGTGAAAGAGCAACTGCTTCGGATTAGGCCTATACGTTAAAAGCTTATTCCTCTTCAGTTCCTGATACTGGTTTCTTAGGAGTTCCAGGTATGCCTCTTGATCGCTTCGCGATAGAGACAGGAACTCGTGGTCTTCCAGCAGTAAGCTGGACAAGAGACTTGACGCGCTTGAACTCATTGATTAAATCCTCCCCAGAAAGTCCATGGTAATGGAACTCCTCGATTTCAATACCCGCAGTGGCTTTATTGAGCTCACCTAATATGCGGCGTTTTTCTGAGACTTGACTCATCGTGAGCATCTCCGGCATCCCGTTCGCTTGTAAATTGATTGCTTCATTCCACGCAAGCAGATCCTCAACGAGACGCTCTTTAAGCGTATCGATGTTATCGCGTGTGCGCAGAGAGATATCCCTCTTGACCTTCTTGTATTCTGTAGAGAAAAGGACACCGGCTGGCCCAGTATTGGGTTTGCCTTCCATGAGATCCTTGAGATATTCAGGAGAGAACCCGCAAGTGCGGGCTATACCATCGACAGGGACTTTGTTTTCGCGGAGCAGATTCAGCGCTTGCTTGTGTTTAGCGTTAAGCATCCATCTTCCTTAGGTTCTTCCAGTAAGGGAAAATATGGAGACTTTTATGCCGAATCCACTACAAGACTACGCAATCAATTTTTATATGTCAATAGATAAATTTAATTATTTTAATTGAGGAATCATCAAGAATTGATCTGGATGAAAGTTATGTTAAGCCGGGATTTTGGAACACTTTGTGCTTAGAGAGGTTTATTACTTTTCGTAAAATACGTGGTCTCTAACCACAATAACATCCTTCCGCATATACTTAGCCCAGCTAGGTTCTCCGAAGGCATTTACGTTCTCCCAGTGGGACGCGTTGCGAACTGTATTTGTAAAACGGGACTTCTCCCAGGCAACCCTAGCCTTGCGCCAGATGATGGGTTTAGCTCTCCGGATTCGAGGACTATGGAGCCCAAACACGCCTTTAAGGGTCCCGCGATTACGGATAGCTTCTGCCACGGCGAGCATGCCCAAGTCTCCCTGATTTTCAGCTTCGCCTATGATCGCTCTCACAGCTTTTTCCTGATCGATTGAAGCTAATGTTAATTGTGTATTTGCTATTAACGCTATTATTAGCGTTATATTACACAGCATACTCCGCATCTGTAACTCCTTCTTGCATAACGAGTTATATCCAACGGTTGCGATTCCAACGCTCTATATATTCTAAGTCTAGCTAGTATGCGTTAACTAGTGCGTTAACTAGTACTAGTTGAACTAACCCAACACTTAGTCTTCAGGTTAAAGACCGGCTGCTGCATAGAGCTAGCGCCATCCCGATCCCAATACTTCTTGAGCTGTAGGACTGTGAGCCCTGTATTGAGCCTTAGAAGGCCATTATAGACACGCACCCATGGTTTTAGTCTGTAGGTGGCCATGGCTTCTCTGCGGGCTCTGCGGCCCCGTTCTGTGCGGAAGTAGCGACGTTTAGAGACGTTGTTCTGGAATCTCTTCACAGCGGCAGGATCAATTACGCGTGTAGGAGAGTTAAGCGTTAACTTAACGCGTTTGGTTTTCCAACGGTTCATAGCTTGGAATGACACAGAAGCAAAAGAACTTCCCGGTCAACAGCCTCCTGGAGAGGGTCGATAGTGTCAGGTAAACCATTGCACCACCACCTCCAGTCCGCAGCCCTTGCTATGAGCTTTCCAGCGGGGGTGCAATCCACCGCATCCTGCGTATATGGGGGCCATGTGATTGTATCCATCGTGCCCATAAGTTACTCCGCGTTCTGATCAGGGACAGGAACAACCTGATCATAGTAGTCTTGGATCCATGAATGGAAATGTCGATTGATGCCGCACCGGTTACACTCAACACCCGAAGCGGGAAAAGCGTGGTTGCAGCCGATTTGGTTATCTGGGACGTTAATGATGATCTGCATTATGCGAGCCCTCTATTGCTTCCAAAGAAGCGTTCATCTTCTTCCACTTGGTTGCGAGTCAGTTGAGCACCAGAGTACTTTATAACCGGATCAATGTTCTCAGAGGTCACACGCGCCCCCACCTGCTTCACAAACAAACTCTTATAGCACTTAGGACACAAGTGAAGTTTCTGAACCCGACCCTTTCTAGTCGGGGGAGAAAAAACCAGTGCCCATTTACCCACACGCCGCGCTGAACACAACACACACACATCCTCTAACGCAGTCAATTTCTTTACAAGATCCATAAATCCTCCTAGGTAATCATCAGTTTATACGAATAAACGTATATTATTGTGTAGATACACATTTTGCAACTACAAAGGGGGAAATATTCAGTCAACCGG